CCGAGGTGTCGTTTGACCTTGTGGCCGGTAGCAAGGACTGTCTTGCAAAAAGCACCGAGGATTGGGGTGCTTGCATCGGTAGCCAGGTATGACATACATTTCTCGACAAGTTTGTCTTCATGTTTGATGCTCTGTGGCAAGCCATGAGTAACGTGGATTTTGGACAACTGCCTTTTGATATCACACATTGAATGTGGAGAACCTGACCACACGTCTTCCGAATAATATCTAGCGAGGAAATTGACTCCACGGTCGCCTTTCTGTACAGTATGGGCTTCCAGTAAGAGTCCGCATTTTCTAGCAGACCATTCATGGTTGGTGGTAGGTAAGTCAGGGTCGATTCCATCATCACCAAAATGTAGCCCGAGTCTTGAAAAACACTCGGTGGGGCTAAGACGTTTTCCACATTGTAGAGTGACGTTGCGATATGCGAAGTAACTACAAAATGCGGCTCGTGAAGTTTGGTCAACACTTGTTCCAGGAGCGCCAGATGCTTGGGCCGATCCTTGGTCTGCTTTGTTGCCGGATGCGAATGCAATTTTATTGTCGACATTTCTTTTCAATAATTCATTCAAAGGTGGACGGTAGCCAGGGAATCCCTGCATATACAATCTACGGTCCACCATACGGAGGGCGTTTGTGATTGTACCATCCATTCGAGTGAAGTCTGACAAGTTGACGAACTTTTCTGCATTCAAACAAATTTCAGCAATTCTATTTGCAATTTGAAGTGGTGTTTTACCTGGGCCGTACCATTGGAACTGTTTGAGGTGTTCGGACATAGCCAAACAGAACATGGACCAATCCAGTTTATCTGCGTCGGGTATCATTGTAATAATTCTTGGGTCTTTGACGTCAGGATAAGCTTCAGCCTTCAAGAACAGTTTAAACATACGACTAGGAGGTGCATCACCTCTAGTAGTAGCTCGCTCGATTGATTGCTTCTGTGCTGGTTTGGTTTGTTTATCAACAACCGTCTCTATGTCAACGGGGTGTAGCACCGCACCGTTTAAACAGAGATTGACAAATTCTTCTATGCATTGATCACGAAATGTCATTGGTTTTGGTTCCAAGGCCTTTAGGGCTTTGATTCTGCCTTCTATGGCACGTTTTTCTGAAGCGTCACCTTGAACAGGGGCAAACGCTCCATGGACGATTGGAGACATAAATGCTGTTATCTTTGGCTTTAACTCGGCATCGTAAGATGCAGGTTCATATTGGTACGCACGCACTCCTTGAGCTACTGGGTAGACAATAGGGGTGATGGCACCTGTCACAACACGATGATATTCGGTCATGATTACTGCGGCTCCTCGTGTTGACTCTGGAAGCCACGAAAGCGCGGTGGGGACTTGGAGCTTAATGTTGCCTAGTCGGGCCACTGTTGCTAAGTGGGTGTCTTGGTCTGCAGGAATCGTGGCACACGCAAAGGTACTAGGCCTTGCTACTGTAACCATGGTGCCTTCCTTGCGGTGCACCTTGAACCTGATAAACTTCGACGAGTCTTGAGCAGTCACAACTGGGTCAAAACGTTTTAATGTTTGGCCCTCCAACATGGCACCGGCTAAGTACGACATTGGGAATGTGAACCTTTTGATTGGAGAAAGCAGGATTAATTGCCGACTGTATCCAACTTGCTTGCGCTCGACGGCATAGGTGGTTACTGCCAAAAGCAGTCCGGTCCAATGTCGGAGTTCAACAATAAGCGAGTCGGACGCATAGTCCCACAAGTGGTGTTCATAATGACCACCACCAGCCACAATAGTGGATAGGGAACCGTCGTCGTTGAAAAAGAATGATGTGTCATCCGCTTTGCCAACAGCTTCTTCGGGAACTGCGGTATAGATTAAGGTAGGTTTCGCGCGGCTGCCTAACAAAAGGATCATGTTCAAATAATAGTCCACGTCACAAATGTATTCGACATCGTCGTCTTCCCGTTCATCATCGCGATTCTCGGTATGGGTGTCTTTCGCCCAGAACCACCGCCTGGTGCCTTTGAGACCTTTCCGTTGATCGGACTTGGCCATCTCAAGCACGAACAGCCGAACCCCCATATGCGCGGCGTATTGCCTCGCTGTGTTGGTCGCAGCAGTCCGTAATGCGGCAGCAGTTGCGTGTGTATGACCTTCTACAGGTCTTGGTACCGCACACTCGGTTTGCTCAAACGCGTCTCTAGACACATCAGTTACAATAACTGGGGTTTTTGAGAAACGCTCAAGCCATTTTGACAGCAAACCACGCTTGTCAAGACGCTTCCAAACTTCGACCGTGGCACAGGAGCCACCACATACAGTAATAGAGAAAATGATGATTAAGTCGAGCATTGGGACGTTTAAGGTTGATAAG